GATTTTATGATGGAGTCTAAGCTGCTTGCGCCAAACATAGTAACAAACCCGCCATACAAACACGCCCAGAAATTTATTGAAAAAGCTATTTCTCTCAAAGCTGTTAAGCATTGCTGGCTTCTACGCCTTGCTTTTTTAGAAGGACGTTCTCGCCGTGTCGCTTTGTTTGACACCTATAAGCCAGCTAGGGTTTGGGTTTTCTCTCAACGCCTGACCATATGGCGCGGTGATGAAAAGCCTAGCGGCAATGGTACGACTGCCTATGCTTGGTTTGTGTGGGATGGTGATGCAACAGAAACAAAGGTAGGTTGGATATGACCAATGGACGCAACAAGGGTGCTTCTTTTGAACGCGAGGTTTCTCTACTAATCCATGACCAGCTAGGCGTAAAGGTAAAGCGTGACCTGGAACAGTACCGGCTGGCTGGCAAGGGTGATTTGATTGGTCTTGATGGGTGGCTGATAGAGTGCAAGCGGTACGCAAACACGACAGCCAATAATATTCATAAGGATGCGTGGTGGTCACAAACGTGCGGGGCTGCATCTTTGACAGGCGAACTGCCGGTTCTCATTTACAAGTTTGACCGGCAACCGATTCGCTGCGTTGTGTATCTCTCAGCTATCAACGATGCTTTCTCTAATAAGGATGACATAGCCACGATTAGCTTTGAGACATGGTGTATGTTAGTGCGGGAATCATTGTGTGATTAGCCCCATAAAACTCCTCTGGCATTTTGTTACCTTTGGCTAGGTTTTCCTCTGCCGTAATGATTTGTAGATTCCAAGGTACGTTTAGGCCGCAGATTGTTTTACCCCTTAGTGGGTAGTAGTGGTCAACGTGATACTGTATCCCTGTTTCTTTCGTTAACCTTGCAGACTCGTTATAAATGTGAGTGAAATATTCGCTAGTTAAGTTTTTCAATGTCTGTCTACGCCTCATTGCGCGACTAAGCGTGGAACGTTGTTTTACAACGTCTGGGTTTCGCCGCCTGTATTCTTCTGCTATTTCTTTGCGTCTTTCTCTATTATTTTTTGCCCATAAAGAAGCCCTTTGCACCGCTTTCTTTGCGTTAGTTTTTCTGTACTCACTTTGTTGCTTGTCTCTATGTTCTTTTGTTGAGCGATAAGCATACTTGTTGCAACATTCTTTCCAAGGGGATTTTTCTCTGTTGCACATAACGCAGTCTGAACTTGATACAAACCTACTAGCAACATGATTGCGTTTGCATGGCTGCCCTGTAAAATAAGTCTTTTGCCCAGCTAGTATTGCTTGCTTTCTTGTTATTAGATATTGCTGCAAATGTTCTGGCACTTTTATTTTTTTTGGTCTTTCCCTGCTGCCCCAATACCTTAAATTATAACATTCAATGCAGTTACCTCCCGTAACAGTTTTTTCAGCTACATGCCCATGCTTGCAGGGCTTGCCTGTAAAGTAGCGCGACAGCCCTTTCTCTTTTGCTTCTTGTCGTGTGATTATCTGCATGTGAAACCCTCCTTTTCAATGCTTTATAAATTTGTGGTTGACAGGTTTTTGGATTTTTATATAATCCGCATTAGCGGTGCTATGCTTAACAAGTTATGCATTACTTGTTTTGCAACCCAAGTACCTATTGCAAAAAGAAAAGGGTGCCAAACTTGTTAAGCATAACTTGTTAAGCATAGCACCCCAGCCCCTTTTTATTTATTCTCCTGGCACTATCATCAAAACCTTTTGTGCGTTGTATAGCTTGGCAACGCGGTCTGCTTCTTTATCTGCTTCCTTGCGTGAAACATTAAAAGCCTTACCAACTGCCATGCCTTCACCTCTCTGCCAAGATACAAGGTCAACATTGTAGGTCTTGCCTGACCAATGCTTTGTCATTCTTACTTCATACATTTCTATTTCTCCTCTAGCTCTATCGTTTCCAAGGCCATCTCCAAGACCTTGGGTATGCTTGTCTCGCCTAGTTCATAGGCTTGTATTGTGCGGCGTGATAACCCTAGCTTTTCAGCAAATGAAAGCTGCGTATAGCCGAGGAAAGACCGCCTTTCTCTAAGTTCTGATGGTGTCATTTCTCTACCCAGCTTTTCTCTGATGCGTCTGTGATTGCAGCAATGCCCCAGGAATCCAGCGCATCGCCGTGTATGTTCTGCAAGGTAAGGACTTGCTGCCTTGCCTCGTCTTTGGTGTCACATAACTGCCAGTGGTCTTGATATGTTGTCTGGTCTGCTATGTTTGTTGTGAATTTGATTCGATGAAATACTAGCTGCATGTCTATCTCTCCAGTTCAATGTCGTGATACGTTGCATAGCCTATCAAAGCATACATGGATTTGGCATCTATCATGCCATCACAAACCCACATTTTCGGTTTGCCTTTGTCTGGCAGTGTTAAGCTGCAAACAAAGGTGTAGTCGCTATCGTTATCAGTCATTATATCTAGCACTTTGCCAGTCCAATGCGCGGTAAATGGTTCTTGGTTTGTTGATACTATCTCGCCAAGTACGCTGCTTATAAAGCTGCTAGTAAATGCAAAGGCGCTTAGTCCATCCAAGTTTTTCATTGTTTAACCCTCCAAGTTAAAATGCTGTTTCTCTAATGCTATTGTCATTACATAGCCTCTAGCGTCGTTTAGCCCTACTTCATAGATAAACTCGCTATTTCTCTGCAAATCATCGTCAAGGCTTGCACATTGGTTTATCTCTGATGCTATGCCATTTGCCCAAAGGTCAAAGACTCGCGGGTTATAGTCCTGATTGGAGTCAATCCAATCTTGGATATGATATACGCCTTCTTTGTTTACTGATGCCATTGTTTGACCCTCCTACGGTTTAATAGCGATTTAAAGGCCACTGACAGCCCTCTAGCCGTTAATGGTATTGGTTGTTGCCTTTGTTTTACTTGCTGGCTTGTGCAAGCTGTATAATCTTTAGCAAATACTCGCGTTCTGCTTGTGTTAGCTTTGCCGCGACTCTTTCCATGTTTTCGGTTGAGTTATCCGCTGCAATTGCGATAGCTGCGTTGAGTACGTTGTTTTGTGTTTCTAAGGTTAGCGTCTGCATGGTTTGGTTATTCCCTCTTGTTTGGTTCATATAGTAGACGATTAAGGGCAGGCTATTATTGTGCTGCCCCTAACTTTTTTATTTGCTTTTCCTTGCGCCATAAACAGCAAGCCCCATGCCAGCTATTAACAGGCATATCTGCAAGGCAAATGCTGCGTTGGTCATTGGGTCTTGCATGCTTGATGCAACTAGCACCATGAAAAGGCCAAGGCCTATTGTTAGCTTGTTAGCCATTGGTTGACCTTTCTTTTATTGCTTTGAATAGTCTGGATTCGTTTCGCTTAAACAATGAGATTAATTCCATTGTATCGCGATTATTTGCCAATTTAGTCCTTGGAACGTAATGTTCTAAACTGGTTAATATTAGCTCAATATCAGCATAGGATAGCGTGATATCCGACATTGGTTCGTTGCGTTCTTTTATCATTATGAAACCCTCCTAGTTAACGCGAAACGCAAAGAACTTGCAGTTATCAAGGTCGTGTTCGTTGTGGTCATAATGTGCAAAGTGATGCCCATAACCATCAACGCCAGCATATTCGGCTTGTAATGCTGCGATAGTTCCCTTGCTTATGACCATCTCGCCTAGCGCCTCGTATGCCTCTGCCTTTTGCAGTTTTTCCACTGTATCAGCACAAAGGCCAACATGCTTTGCAAGGAAAGAAGGAAAGAAACAGCCGAGTACATATTCATCACTGGCAAGTTCTTCTTGCTGTATCTTGTCGATACTGTCTTTGTGAATGAACCGATAACCAGCAACCTCAAAATCGTCTTGGTCGTCTTTCAGTTCTTCGATAACTTCGCGCCAGTTATAAACGCCAAGCTCGGTTTCCAGTTCTGCGCAGATTGCGCGGCATTGTCTAAAATCATATTCCATTGTCTAACCCTCCAAGGTTGTTTGCGTTGTCGGCTTTCGCCGCATGGTGTGCCTCGCAAGGCAAGCCATGAGGCGGCAGGGTTGCCCCTGCCAGCCGTTGTTATGGTCTAAGGTTAATCAAGCCAGCTAGGAAGTTTGGAACCTTGCGCAGCTTGTCACCGTCTAACCGGTAATACTTGAATGGCCTGATGTTATGGCAGCCTCTAGGACGCTTGCCTATGGTGATGACCTCACCCTCTGATGAACTGCCCGGGAAAGCTGCGTTTTGCTTTGCCAGTGTCTTGCCTGCATCGGTTAATGATTTGGCATGTGACCAAATAACAAACCCGCCGTTTGCTTGTGATGGTGTGTGATAATAAATAGTCATGGTTTAACCCTCCAAGGTTTTAAAATTGCGATTCGTATTTTGCAGTGTGGTTTGGATAAGCTTCTTGGAAATCAACAAGCTTGTCGGCTGCTGCGACCATCTTCTTAACTTCGGATGGTATGTTAGTTGGCTTGAAGCCATCAAGGTAGATAGAAAGCATCGCCTCATAAGTTTTGACGTATTCGTTATAGGTCATTGTTTAACCCTCCAAGGTTTGGGCGGCAGCTGTTAAGCTGCTGCTTTTGGTTTGCCAGGATGACACGTCTTGCCGTCCTTGTTGCGAATAACTAAAAACAAATGATGGTCATCATCTGTCAGGCCAAGCTTGTCTTTCCAGAATCCGACAAACTGCGAAACGTGCCAAGCTGTTTCACATTCGGTTGTCACTGATGCGTTTGACCAATCTTGGTCACTATCAAACTTAACTGTAAATTGAATATTAGTCATAACTTAACCCTCCAAGGTAATTGAACATAACCAAGACCTAGCGCAGTATCCGCGCACCGTCAAGCATAAAAATGCACAAAACATAAAAAAAGTTTACACATGCAGCGCAAAGCCTTACTGTGGCTTGTGTTGGGCAAGTGTTGATATTGCTTGGGTTTTGTTTTGAATGGGGTTTGTTTTACATTTGCATACACGCACAACGTACAGAACCAGACGCGCTGCAATGCAATCGCCGCGAGCCTATCACAGAATGTTAGGTGTTGCAAATATGTCACACACTGTTGCAGCCAGGCCACACTGCAATGTTCTGCCAGCGCAAGGCATAGGGGGGCATGTTTTGTAAGGCGGCACACCCGACAGCGCGCGGCCTGCTATATATATGTTAAATACTACTATCCAGCACACACACAGGAGTAACCATGACCAAGCTTACCAGACAGCGCACAGACATAATCATATCCAGCATTGCAGACGGGCATAGCATTGTGGACGTATGCGAGGCCACTGGCGTGTCCAGGACTGCGTTCTACCAGCGTTGCAAGAGGGATGAGGAGTTTGCAGCGGCTGTTAAGGAAGCGCAGCAGTATAGTGCGGAGAAGGCTTTAGAGGAGTTAGACACTTTGTATGGTGATGCGTTGCATGGTAGGAAGGATTACAACCCTAATGTATTGCGAGACTATGCACATCATGTACGGTGGAAGGTAGGTAAGGTATTGCCTGAGAAGTTTGGGGAAGCTAAGAACCGTGCTGGCGTAGAGGTCAGTGATGGTACAGTTAGGATATTGTGGGAGACTGACAGTGGCACAAGCAGTTAAGATACCTTATAAGCCTCGGCCCTTACAGGCAGAGATGCACAATAGTTTAAAGCGGTGGAACGTGCTGGTAATGCACAGACGCTTTGGCAAGACCGTGTGGGCTGTTAATGAACTTATTAAGAAGGCGCTGACTTGTGAGTTACCAAGGCCAAGGGTGGCGTTTGTAGCGCCTACTTTTACGCAGGCCAAAAGGATTGCCTGGGATTATGTGAAGTTCTATGCGGGTGTGATACCAGGTGTTTCTTTTAATGAGACAGAACTGCGTGTGGACTTTCCTAATGGCGGTAGGTTGATGCTGTTATCTGCTGAGAACCCAGATAGTTTGCGTGGTATCTATTTAGATATGTGTGCGTTCGATGAGTTTGGTATGCAGAATCCAAGGGTATGGGGGGAGGTTGTGAGGCCAGCACTATCTGATAGAGAGGGTGCGGCTATATTTCTAGGTACACCAGCAGGCCATAATCACTTTTATGATTTATTTGAAACTGCCAAAGACCAAGCAGAAGAAGGTAATGACCAATGGTATTATAAAATAGTACGGGCTAGTGAGAGTGGGCTAGTTAAGGATGAGGAGTTAGACGCTGCCAGGACGCAGATGACACCCGAACAGTATGAACAGGAATACGA